GATGGGCTCAAGACCGAACTCAACACCATCACCGCGGCCGACTCCGAATGGTACTGGTTGACCATCCTGCCGGCAATGCGTGACGTTGCGGCGCTCGATGGTCTTATCGAATGGGTGCAGGCTCAGCCGAAATTTGCAATCCTCGACTCTAACGATGCGGCGACCGAAGATGCTGACGACGTCACATCCGTTGCCGGCCGCAACAAGGGTCAGTTCGACCGAACCGCGGTGTTCTATCATACCGATGCTGCCGAGTACGGTGCGATTGCCCTGGCGGCACGTCTCGGAACGCGCAATTTCGACAACGCCGACAGCGCATATACATCCAAATTCAAAAAGCTGCTCGGCGTCGCGCCAGTCAACCTTGGATCCGCAGCGGTGCAGGCGATTACCGGTTTCGTTCCGGCGCTCGGTCAGTCGCTCAATGCCGGCAATATGGCAAATACTGTCGTCGACATCGGCGGTCAGTTTTTTGTGGTGGAAGGGTCGACCCTCACACCAAACGTCTTTATCGACGAAATCCATGCGACCGATTGGATCATCGCACGGACCGAGGAAGAAACATTGGCGGTACTGCTCAACAATGAGCGTATTCCTTACACTGATGTCGGCATGGAAACGCTCGCATCGGGTGCACGGACCGTGATGCGGATTGCCGACCAGGCTGGATTGATCGCCAACGACATCGACGATGAGACCGGCAATTATGCGCCGGCCGTCGAGTTCGCCATTCCGTCAGTGTTCGACGTTCCGGCGTCACAGCGCAAGGCGCGTGTAGCACCTGCCATCGGCATCAATTTCCGCTATAGTGGTGCCGTGCACTATACGACCATCAACTATCAGATGCGCTTCTAGGCTCATCGAAACAGGAGTTTTGACGAAATGAAGTCATCTGCATACAGCATGAAAAACGTAGCGGTCACCGTTGACGGGCAAAACGTCATCGGCCTTTGGGACGGTGACGACGCTGTAACGGTCTCGGCGCTCGAGTCGACCGGAACGATGATGGTCGGCGCCGATGGTGCAAGCATCTTTTCGCAGTCGGCGAATGAGGGTGCAACGATCACACTACGCCTGCAACACACGTCACCGGCTCACCGCCTGTTGCACCAGCGTTGGGCGCGTCAGAAGGCGCGCGGCATTCGGGTATCGGGCTTTCCGGTCTCGATCATCGACGTCGACAGCGGCGAGGGCGGTTCGGCCGCTCAAGCGTATATTCAGGACGCACCCGACGACAGCAAAGGTAAGGCCGCTGCTGCTCGCGAATGGGTTCTAGTAACTGGTCAGTGGAAACCGCAAGTTCCGCGCCCGTAAAACTGCGCGTGTGGTCATCCCGGCCACACGCTTTCAAACCTGACGATAGGACACCCGTCAAATGGCTGAAAAGAAAATCAACGGTCGAACTTTCCGCGTCGAACCGATGCTCGCAACCGATGCGCTTGTGCTCCAGGCGCGACTATTCAAGGCGCTCGGTCCGGCCGTCGCGCACTTTGGCGACCTCATGAAAGGTCTCGGCAAGGACAAGACCGAGGCCGATGAAGCGAAATCGAATGCCGCGGCGCTCGCCTCGCTTGCAAGCATCTTTTCGCAAGGTGAGCCGGAACAAATCGCCAAGCTGATTAAGGACATCGCCGAGGTCGCACAGATCCGGCGCGAGTCGGGCGATTACGACCATGTTGACCTCGACGGCGACATGACCGGTAAGGCGAAAGACCTGTTTCCGCTTCTCCTGTTCGTTCTCAAGGAACAGTTCACGGATTTTTTTCAAGGACTGCCGGGCTTTGGGAACCTAAAGAAAGTGGCAGGGGTCAGCTAACCGGCGAGCAGATCAAACGGATTGCGCCGAACCTCAATCTTTTCCTGTTGAGGCCGGTTATTGCCGATCCGCCGATTTACAACTTGGGCGATTTGCGCAGATGGGTTACGCTCAAGGATGTGCAGGACGCTCATGAGATACTAGACCTCAGGGGCGCCATTAACGAAAAGGCGGCAGAGAAATAGCCAATGGCCACAATCGTTGAAGAACTGATTTCGGTACTCGGCTATGAGGTCAAAGGCGAGCAAAACCTAAAGCGCTTCCAAGACGGCCTAGACCGTACCAAGCGCCGCGTTGCAGACTTTAGCAAGGCTGTCGCGGCGATGGGTACTCTAGCTGTCGGGGCGCTTTCAGGTGCCATTGCCGGTATGGTCTCGCTTGCCAACGACGTGGCCGGACCGCTCGATGATCTTATCAAGGTCGCCGACCGAACCGGTGTGGCTTTCGATGCGCTACAGGAATGGCAATTTGCAGCCGGTCAATCCGGTGCATCGTCCGGTGAGTTTACCAGTTCGGTGCAAAGCATGTCGCGCCAACTTGCCGAGGCGGCGCGCGGTACCGGTCGAGCGAAACTTGCGCTCGAGGCATACGGACTGAGTGCAACGAATGCGAACGGTGACGTCAAGTCGGCAACCGACTTTATGGGCGAGCTCGCCAACACCATGCAAGGGTTGTCGGACGCTCAGGCGCTCGACCTTGGCACTAAACTCGGTATGTCGCCGGCAATGGTCACACTGTTGCGGTCCGGCAATGAGGAAATCGACAAGCTGCGCAAGCAAGCGCGTGACGCCGGCCTGGTCTTTACCGAGGAAGATGCCCGAAACGCTGAGGCGTATAACGACCAAATGTCGTTGTTTACTCAGACGATCACGGCGTTGCGCCATCGCATCGGCGTTCAATTTCTGCCGGTGCTTAAAGATGCAATGGCGGGAATGCAGGCGTGGATTGAGGCGAACCAAGGACTCATCCGGCAAAATATTGTCGCATGGACAGGTAACCTTATCACGGTCGTGCAACAAGGTATCGCCATGTTCCAGCGGTTCGGTCGTGCGGCCGTGCGGCTCGGTGAGGCGGTAAGCGACCTGTTCAATACGCTCACCAATGGTAAAATTGATATGGGGATGTGGCAAGGCCTTGCCGTCGTTGCGGCCGGTCTGGTGCGTCTCTTCTTCCCAATGGCATTTTACGTCGGCGCCGCGGCGCTCGCCATCGACGATTTCCTTACGTATCTCGAGGGTGGCGAAAGCGTCATCGGTAATTTCGTGCAGTGGTTGCGCGACATCATACCCGGTGCCGGGGCGGTCGAGGGTGCACTTGTCAATCTCGGTCTAGCCGTTACGGCCGGTCTGCTCGCCGCGTTCGCCATCAAACCCGGTACAATGATCGGTGCCATTGTGCGCCTGGTTGCAGTAATATCGGCACCACTCGCCGCGGCGCTTGCCGCCAGTATCGGCGGACTTGCTACGGGTGTCGGTGTCGCTGTAACGGCCGTGGCCGGCAAGATCGCTGCCGCGCTCGGTGTGGCGCTCGCTGTAGCTATTAGGGGTATCACGGGTATTGGTGCTGCCATTGCAACAGCCATGCGGGTCGGACCGGGTGTCATTCTCGGTATCGTTGCGCGACTTTCGACGGCCATCGCCGTTCCGCTCGCCGCAGGGTTGACTGCGGCGATAGGTGGCCTGTCGTCAGCCATTGCTGCCGGTTTTACAACCGCGTTCGCTCTATTGTCCAATCCGATCGGTTGGGCCATTATCCTCGCAGGCGTCGCGGCCGCTTTGATCGCCTATTTTTGGGACGATTTGGTTGCGCTGTGGAACGCCCTAGACTTTGCGTGGATGGGTCAGGCAATCGCAGACGGTATCGCCGCCATCGGTGAGGCTGCGGTGACCCTGGTCACTAATTTTTGGAGTGACCTTGTGGCAGCGTGGAACGCCCTAGACTTTGCGTGGATGGGTCAGGCAATCGCAGACGGTATCATTGCCGGTATTGCGGGCATGGCCGGTGCTATAGCCGGTGCGGTGTTGGCGGTGGTGCCGAATGTCGCTGAGATTGCCGCACAGTCGAACGGTTTCGGTGGCGCACCTGCACGTCACATCAACGCACCCGCCAGCGATGCAGGCGCCGCGTTTGGTGCCGGTATCATCAAGCCGGGTGATACCGGTAACGTCACCACGAACACCACCGTCAATGCACCTGTGACCGTCAACGTCGAGAAACCAACGGACGCACCGGCTGCGGTCGGTCGTGCGGTCGGCGGTGCCGTACACAATGGCGCCAAGCCGGCACGTATGCAGGGTGGACCTACGCCATGATGATGATTTTATTTTCCGGTCTCATCGGACCGATACCCGTTTCGGTTGTGATGCGCGAGGAACACGACGCAAGTCTCGGCATTACCGAAAACCCCATCGAGACCGGTGCAAAGGTCACAGATCACGCTTATGTCGAGCCGAAAAAGCTGACGCTCGAATTTGCCGATGGTAATGCCGCGGCGACGTACAATGCCTTGGTGCGGTTTCAAGAGGCGCGTGTACCGTTCGTGTGCGTGTCCGGTCTGTTCATTTACCGCAACATGCTCATAAAGAGCCTGCACGCCAGCCGCGACGCTCGCACATCCAAGATCCTTGACGGTCGTGTCGAGTTGCAAGAGGTCATCATCGTTTCAACCGCATACACCTCGACCGAGGCGACGGCGAACGATCCGCAGAGTACTGGTGCACCAGGCGGCGCCCAAAGTACTCAAAGCGCTCGACCCACACCGGAACGTGCAGGCGACCCCGTCACGGCCGATCGGGCGTCGGGTACGGTCATGCGTGGCGACGCCGGTACAACCACACCCACACCGGCTGAAAACCGCTCGGTTCTATCGGGAATGTTTGCATGATACGCTTGCAAGTCATCGACGCTGCCGACCAGCAATTCGGCGCCATCTTCAATCGGCGACGTGTGACCATTCGGTTACGATATAACGTCACGATTGACCGGTGGTCGTTTGACCTGTCGATCGACGACTTACCGGTGCTCTACGGTCGTCGCATCGTTACCGGTATCGACCTGCTCGCCAATTTCAATTTTGGTATCGGTCAACTGTTCGCCTGGCCAATGGTTGACGGTGCCGAGCCGAACCGTGAAAACCTACCGAACGGTAACGTGCGCCTCTACCAAGTAAACGATGCTGAGGTCGAGGCAGCGTAATGCGGCAATATCTGCGCAAGGTTAGGCTGCAGGCAGGTGGGTCGGGTGGATCCATCAGCATCAACGCGGGTGGTACCAATCTGCACGACCTGACAATCGGTTTCACGGTCGATAAGGGTATCAGTTCCGCACAGAACAGCGCCGAAATTGAAATATGGAATTTAGCCGAGGCGAACCGCAACGCACTCGGTAAGGAACTCGACGACATCACACTCGAGGCGGGTTACCTGCCGCCTGAGGGTGGCGGCAATGTCGGCATCATTTTCAAAGGGCAAATTCGCGACGTGATGCACAGGCGCGACGGTCCTGACATCGTTACGACCCTGTCGTGCGGTGAGGGTGACAAGGCCGTGCGGCGCGCCTCGATCGCCAAGACCTACCCTAAAGGCACACCGGTCGAAACGGTCGTTGAAGATATTTACGCACAGTTTGAGGCGGAAGGTATCGACCGCGGCGAGTGGAAGTTTCCCGACGAACTGCCACCGTTCAAGCGACCATATACGGTGTGCGGTGGGTGCAAGCGTGAGCTCGACTTGCTCGGTCGTGGCAAGGGGTTTTATTGGTCGATACAAAACGGCGTCATGGAAATCATACCGGGTGATGGGTATATCGGCGGTGTGGTCATTCTGTCACCGCAAACCGGCCTAGTCGACACGCCGACGATCACCGACAACGGCGTCAAGGCGAAAGCGCTGCTCAATCCTGAGATACGACCGAACCGTCGCGTGCAGATCAAAAGCGAAACGCTCGAAATGAATGCCGAGGGTGGTGAATACCGGGTGAGCGGATGCACCTATGCTGGCGACAACCGAACCGGCGATTTCACGGTGAGCATCACAGGTGAGGCCGTGCAGGGCGG